ACCCCAATTCTCACTCATTGTATAACCATTAGGGGACATTCTTCCCTCCTCATGTTCCCAAGGTTTGACGTGATTACCCATATAAAATGGAGTAAAAGTCATGGTAGAACCGTTGCAAACAATGGAAGGTCCCAACTGCTGTCTCGAAGGCGCACCATTATTTTGAAATTGTACGGCTTGATTGGTTACATTTCCAGTCGCTGCCGCCTGCGGATTTGAGGTGTTACTTACTTTTGGTTCTTCTGCTAATACTGGACTTACTGAGAAAAGACAGATAGCGATGTAGTAGTAGAAGTTTGTTCGATGGTTCTTTCTATATCGTGAGTCTCTACTACCCCTGCTGCTCTGGTTGTTACTTCCAGAGTGAAGGGGTCTCCAGCGGTGTGGATTGTAAAGACTGAATCTGAATCTACGATTCCTCCAGAGGTTGCTGAAGTGTGATTTATATTTTCTCCACTCCATTTAGAATAAGCACCTCCAAATACCTCTGTCTCTATCGTTTCTTCGATATCGATTGTAGTCACTGTAGTCGATTGCATCGATCCTTGAGTGAAGGCTGGAGTAACTGGATTTGCCCTTGCTGCAACTGGGCTTAGCAGGAGCAAAAGTAATAAGCATTTTCTCATACTTTTGTTACCTTGTTTTTATCTACCCCTTCAATCTTAATAGGAGTTTCTATAATTATATGCTGGGTAGCACCACTTGGTTTATCTTTATGGTCCTTCTTCTTAGCTGTATCAATTCCAAAGGTAGCGAGAGCTGAAGTAAAGACGAAAGTTATAAACGTAATATCATTATTCTTCTCCTCAGTCATCCCTGGCAGAGGTAAGTAATTAAGGCTTATTATAAATCCAGACCAGACTACTACTCCAAGGCGTACAAATGTACCAAGGACTTGTATCTGCTCCTCGCCATCTTTAAGCTTCTCTAAAAGATTCTTCTTTTCATCTGCCATGCCTTTTAAATCCGATAAACAGAAAAAATACCTATACGCTAATAAGCCTAGCGTAGCTCAGAAGTTTCAAAAAGACTCTAAGCCAAAAAAGAGTACAATTAAGGGATACAAGACAAAGTAACTATGAGAGAAGATCGAGGAACCGTGTATGTTGGGGGTGACTCCCGCATCTCTATGGGAGACGGCACTAGGCTTCCAAAAGAAACCGCAGGTGGCGGTGGAAAAGGATCAGGAAACAAAAATAAGAAAGCTGGTGATGTTGAGTTACCATTTGGTAGTGGTAAAGCAAACACAGCCCCTAAAGCTTGAAATTCTCACTCCGTGACGTAGCTACCTACTACTCTGGTCAGCTTCATCAGAAGGAAGCTCTCGACATGATTCAGATGTACATTCCTGAGTCAATTGAAGAGCGTTTCGCTGAGATGTGGCGGAGTGGTCCAAAGAATGAAATTCCATCTCACGTCTCTTGGCACGAGCGACTAAGGCAGCTTCTATCGCCTGAAGTTCAGCTTCGTGAGGAGATGGATGTTGAGCGTGTGTATCTTCTATTTGCGGAACTCCTAATTCAACAAAGTCGTTCTGCTGATCCTGAATATGCCGATAGGCTCTTAAGCCTTATAGAGATCAAGAAAGAGAAAAGAAAGCGAGATTATAACTGGATGGACTAGTATTACTAAGAATTACTTTATTCCAATGGTTCTTTTAGTCAAACCTATTCTCTTCGCCTTCTTAAAATCTGATTCAGTTAAGCAGTTGATTGTAGACCTGCTTGCAAAGCTTGTCGAGTCTACTGATAACACTATAGACGATGCTGCCGTAGAGTTAATTAAAAAGAACCTATTCCCAAAAAAGTAACAGAGCTTTACGTTTCTCCTTGGAGTAAAGCGCTACTAAAATACAACAAGAAAATGGAACAAGAAAATGGCTAGAAGAAAATCGGTAGGAATGGCAACAGAGGATGAGCTACAAGCTCTCCATCGGTTGGTGGCTACTAAGTTGGTAGATCAGCTTAACTCTGAAAACGTTAAAGCCTCTGACCTAGCTAACGCTATTAAATTCCTTAAAGACCAAGGTATTACTCTCGATAAGAATGGTGATGTCTCTGCTATTGGCGAGATGATTAACGCTCTACCTGAGATTGATATGTCCAAAGTTAAATCTTATATAAGTGCCTAGTGATAATCAACAACAGATTATTAAGGAAGCGATCAGTAGCTTTCCAGTTTTTGCTACTCATCTCTGGCACTTTCTAAGGCTTCCAAGCCCTACTCCTGTTCAGTACCAACTTGCAGATTATTTGCAGAACGGTCCTAACAGGAGAATTATCATGGCTTATCGAGGCTGTGGTAAAAGCTTCCTCACAGCAGGTTACGTGCTCTGGAGACTAAGAAAAAACCCTGATACAAAGGTTTTAGTTATCTCAGCAGCGCAAGACCGTGCAGATGCTTTCAGTGTTTTCTGCCATGATCTACTGAGAAACTGGTTCATGGTGAAGGACCTCTTCCCTAGTGACACTCAAAGATTCTCTAAAGTGGCTTTTGATGTGTTTGGCTCTAAGCCCGATCAAAGCCCCTCTGTGAGGTCTAGTGGTATTTTCGGTCAGATCACTGGGTCTAGAGCAGATCTGATCGTAGCTGATGACGTAGAGACCCCTCAGAGCTGTGAAACGCAGCTTATAAGAGATAAACTTCGAGAAAGTATTAAAGAGTTCGATTCGGTTATAAAGCCTGGGGGAGAAATTGTATTTCTAGGGACTCCCCACACGCAGGACAGCATCTACGCCAAACTAGAACTAGCTGGCTATTCTCCTCGAATCTGGCCTGCCCTATATCCTACTGCAGCTAAACGAAAGAATTATTACGGAGATCGGTTAGCTCCTAAAATCCAGTCTGAGCTTGATGACGATAAATCCTTAGCTGGTCACCCTACAGACCCTGGAAGATTTGGTTGGGAGGAACTAGAGGCCCGAAAGGAATCTATAGGACGGTCCACGTTTAACCTCCAGTTCCTACTTGATATTAGCCTGTCTGATGAAGAGAGATTTCCTCTTAAACTTCAAGATTTATGTATCTTTAGACTTCACAGAGAACAAGGCCCTGACAAGGTTATTTGGAGTGCAAACGGTGACAAAGCTTTAGATATTCCTTCAGTGGGACTCCACGGTGATCTCTTTTACAAACCTGGACAAATCGGTACTGAATTTACGGAGTACACGGGGGTTGTTCTTGCGATTGACCCTAGTGGGAAAGGCAGTGATGAACTTGGGTACGCTGTAGTTGCTTACCTCAACGGTAACCTCTTTCTCCTCGCTTCTGGGGGTCTTAGGGGTGGTTACAGCGAACTCAACCTCAAAAAACTTACTCTTATTGCGAAAGAGTTCAAGGTTAAAGAAATACTTGTTGAAAGTAACCTCGGACTTGGAATGTTTAGTGAACTTCTTAAGCGTTACCTCGGAACGATCTATCCATGCAGTATCGAAGAGGTTAGACACACAAAACAAAAAGAAGCCAGAATTATTGATGTCCTTGAACCAGTCATGAACCAACACAGGCTCATGGTCGACACTGACATAATCGCTAAGGATATTGCTTCCACTGAGATGTACCCAAGCGAAACTAGATCGCAGTATCAACTCTTTTGGCAGATGACCCGAATTACCAAAGAGAAGAACTCTATAAGGCACGACGATAGGCTTGATGCTCTGGCGATGGCTGTTCAATACTTTACAGAGAATATGGCTCTCACTGAGAAAAACGCAATAAAACGTAGAGAAATGGAACAGTGGGAATTAGAAAGAAAATTTATTCAAGGAGAAGGGGGTCTTAACGTAGGTGTACTTGGCTACGCAAGGACCCTAGAAGACCTTCAGAAGGCTGCTAGTGCCTCCTCAGGTGGTTGTAATTGGTTGGACAGTTAAAGGCCCCTTCTGGCCCCTTCTGGGGATGACGAAAGAAAGGACCTCCAACTTAGAAAGGCCTTTTACCGTTTAAAGGAAAAGTTTTAAAAGTAATACTTTAAGTACACTACAAGAGCTTAAGCTAGACTACTTACATGGCTAGAAACTACCGCAAAGAGTACGACAATTATCAGGGTAAACCTGAACAAAGGGCTAATAGGAGTAGTCGTAATAAAGCCCGTAGAAAGTTATCTAAGTCCGGTTACTCCTTAAAGGGTAAAGACGTTC